AGGGACCGCCGAGGAGTTCACTGAACCCGGCAAATATTACCGGGGCATCAAAGCCAAAACCGCCACCGGAGTTCGCACCACGCTAGTCTCCGGAACCTTTGAAATAGTGGCCGCTGGTCCCAAGGCCGTCTAAGCGATGCAAGTCAAGGTCTACGAGATCACTTGGGGTGAGACCCAGACGACGACGGGGGCCGTTGGCGGCAGTGTCGTGACCTATAGTATCGCTTTCTCTGACCAAGGGGTCCAGGGGCAGACCGGTCCGCAAGGGCCAATAGGCGAACCTAATACTCTTGCGATCGGCACAGTTGTCGCAAGCGCGCCTGGAGGCAGCGCCGTCGCCTCGATCACAGGCGCATCGCCCAACCAGATCCTGAGTCTAACAATCCCCCGTGGAGTCGCAGGACCACAAGGACCCCAGGGGCCGCAAGGCTCAACCGGGGCGGCTGGCGCAAATGGGCCAGCAAACTCCCTTACCATTGGCACCGTTACAACGGGCAACGCAGGCTCGTCGGCCACGGCCACAATCACTGGTGCGGCACCCAACCAAACTCTCAATCTTGCCGTTCCGCGCGGGGATAAGGGTGAAAAAGGTGACACTGGACCGCAGGGGCCAGTAGGCCCACAAGGCGCAACGGGCCCAGCCGGGGCAACAGGAGCCTCGTCATGGAACGATCTTACCGACAAGCCATCGACGTTTACTCCGTCTGCTCACACCCACCCCGCCAATCAAATTTCTGATTCGACGGGTTCGGGCCGAACACTGCTTACGTCAAATCTTGTCGGCGCGAGGGCGCACCTGAGTTTGTTTCCATCGTTTGCCAACAGGGCGGCTTTCCCCGCGACGGGTGATGTGGATCGCGTCTATACGGCTCTGGACACATCCAAGATCTATGTCTGGGTGTCGTCGTCATCTACCTATGTGGAGGTATCTCCGCAAGTAAAAGCCGACTGGAACGCAACGAGTGGCGATGCGGAGATCCTAAATAAACCCTCCTCGTTTCCGCCTTCTGCCCACAATCACGACGACCTCTATTTCAACGCCGCCGTTCCGTGGACTGCCAACCATACACTTGTTGACGGAACCCGCTACCTTGCGGGGGATGTAGTGCATTCAGGAGGGCGGATTTATCGGGCGAAATTCGACAATGAATCTATACCTGTAACCGATCCGGTATATTGGCAGGACTTAGGGCCGGGCAACCGGCTGAATATTGATGGACGGGACATTGCGAATATTCCAAAGGCCGACTGGAACGCAACTTCGGGTGATGCGGAGATTCTCAATAAGCCAGCACTCAACTTCGCCCCTACAAATCTCGTCGGCTCTCCCATCGAATTCGTCATCGCCTGCTCCAACGAAACTCCGGCCCTGACTGCTGGCGTGGCGAAAGTCACGTTTCGCGCTCCTGTTGCGTTCCGTCTCACTTCAGTGTCGGCTTCTGTCACGGTTGCCCCAACGGGGTCAACGCTTATTGTAGACATTAACAACGGAGCCAACAGCGTTCTGTCCACCAAACTCTCAATCGACGCCACGGAAAAGACCAGTGCTACGGCAGCAACAGCGGCTGTGGTCGATACGAGCTTCCGCGATTTCACACAGGATGCTGAGATCACCATCGACATTGATCAAATTGGCTCCACGGTAGCTGGCGCTGGACTCAAAGTTATTCTCGGGGGGACAAGGCTGTGAGCGCGACTGTAATCAACTCTTATGCCTTTTTTCAGGAGCGCATTGTAAACGGCAACTTTGCAAATCTCACTGGAATGACAAACAATGTTGCGAGTTGGTGGGGCAGGGCGGTGCCTTTCGGCTGGGGCACATTTGTAAATGTGTCTACAAACGATCTATTGGTTCGAGGGTATACCCCCCAGACGGGGCCTGTTTTCTACGCAAATCTTCAGGGCCTTACACGTTCACCTCAAGAGGCGGGGGGGCTGTTGCCGTTTTTCCAAGAGTTCACAATGCCTGCAACGTCTGATTTCATTCTCTCATGGAACGGCTCAAATCCATTCAATGGAAACGCGTGGGCCATGGCTGCGAACATTTTTAATAGAACTACTGGTCAGCAACTTGCAGTGCAGCCTGCCTTTAATACGCCACAGACCGTCACGCTTACAGCGTCCAACGTGCCTGCGGGTCATGTGGTTCGCATCAACTTTTGGAAAGGGGCAGCGGCTCAAACCCCCGGTCTTTCTAATGTCAGCGTAATAAGCTAAGTATGAAACTTCTCTACAATACCCAAACAGAACAAGTCCTTCCGTGGCCGCGCATTGATGAGGAGCCGATTGTCGGCCTTGCTCCAGAGCTTTTGGAGATGACTGTGGTGGAAAGCGAACCGCCTGCTTACAACTCCGAAACCCAAGTGCTCACTCAATCGGATGTCGTAGATGTCGAAGCGCAAACCGTGACGCGCACTTGGACCGTCACCGATCTCACCTATACCGCAGAGGAGTGGACCTCCCGATTCCTTACCAGCTTGCAAATCATCGGCCTTCAGCGTCTTGAGCTGGCGTTGGTGACGAGCGGCAAAATGCTGGGCCCGGCTATGACGGGTATGAAGACATGGCTGGAGGGTATTCTTTTATCTTCGGCGGCTGATCCAACTCCCCGCAGCGATTGGCCCGAACCGCTCGTGAGTTACGAAGCCGCTTCGCAGGAGGCAGGAGCACAACTTTCTAATTGATCTGGGTGACAGTCACCTGTAACCTATATTGAACACTACAATGGGAGAAGATGCTGAAAGACTAGTAAGACTCGAAACGAAACTGGACGTCGTCTTGGACAACCAGGCTGCGTTTCGTTCGTCTTTTGAGAAGCACGATGAACGTCTTAAACATCTTGAACAAACCCGCTCCCGTTTTATTGGCTTCTCTGCCGCCATCGGGGCCATTGTGACCATGGCGATTAGCTCTTTCAAACACTTCGTCAACCAACACTAAGAAATATGAAATCTATCCTCGCCAAACTCACCGGCCTCACAACGTCCCTACTCAACTTTTACCTGCCGATTTTACGGCAGCTTATCTCGACGGGCCTCGCCTCGCTACTTCCCATTGCCGTGGAAATCGTACGCTCTTTGGCCGACACGGACAAAACCGGGTCACAGAAGCGCGAGCTGGCCGTCAAACGTCTCACCAGCGCCGCCGCCGAACTCGGCATCTCCACCACTGAATCCCTGGTCCGCCTGACCGTGGAGTCGGCGGTCTCCAAGCTCAAACTCGAAACCCGATGAAAGCTTTTTTCCTCCGATTTCTCGTCTCCCGCGCCGGAGGCATCCTAACGCCGATCGTGGCTACCATTGTTGGAGCCCTTGTCGCCAAGCTGGCGGCTTTCGACTCCGCTTTGGCCAGCGGTCTCGATCAAGCGGCCATCACCGGATTCGTGGTCGCGGCAATTTTGTCGGTGGTGAACTACGTGACCAATTCAGTCCAGACTGAGGGGATTAAGAAGATTCAGGCCATGGTCAACGTGCGTCAGGATGGCATTCCCGGCCCCGTGACCTACACCGAAGTCCGCAAAGCCATCCCGGTCGAGGGATGAATGAAAGGGACATATTTGATGCAATTACACGAGATCGCCGAGCTTTTGTTCAAGACGTTGATCAGCGTCCTCTGTGGAAGCGTCTTCTGGCTTCTCTCAAAATCGGCATCAGTTTGCGACCTAATCTAAAACACCCGGTCAAACATTTTTTAATCAAAGGACGAATAGAATTTTGAAAATCGACCCAGACAAAGCCGAAGATCTGCCTCGCTGGGTAAAGATCAAGCGCAAGCCAAAGAAACCCAAAAATGAAAAACCTTGCCCTAGACCTCGATAGCGGACGTCTGACCCGTTGGATCGGCGACCCTCAAGAGTTTGAAGGGGTGACTGATCATTATGGCGATCTGTACACGCTGCGTGTACGGACCTACCGCAGCGGGGGAGGCAAAGTGCCCGCCACTTCCCTGCAGTTGCTGGTTAAGAAGCCCCAACGTCGCGATGCCAAAGCGCTTTGGCAGCTCACCACTTTCAACCGCGTCCCCAGTTTCGGCACTCCTTCCGTCGCCGAATATGTCGGTCAAGTAAGCGCTACCGGGCAACCCTACCGCGAAGCCCTGAAGCTCGATGCGTCCCCTGGTAATGATCTACCCAAAGCAGACTTTTTAGGCATTGTGCGCGCTGTCACACCCAACCGCGTGGTAGAGGCCGAGTTCAGCTACGAGCTGGTCAACAGCGGTTTCCGTCAGGCCGATACCGATTTGGGCACGCTCTACGTGGGCCTTTCCGACAGCGGCAGCATCTTGGTCCGCAGTATCGACCGCGACGAATGGCGCGAGCTGGTGGTCCTCGGATTCGACGGGGCCGCCAGTTTTGCCTTGGGCGAAACCCTTCTCGGCCCGGTCAACACCGTCACGCTCAATGACGACTATGTGCGAGTGCAAGACGGCATTCTACAGATTAAAAATGATGACAACAGCCAGTGGGTCAATGTCCTGCTGCGGGGCCGCAACGCCTCGACCTACGCCCTGGGCGAAAACCCGCCGGTCGGCTTCAAACTCTCAACCGACCGCTACCGCGTCTCCGACGGCGGGCGACTTCTTCTGCGTAACCTCAACACCGGCAACTGGCACGAAGCACGCGTGGAGTTGGACGGCGGAGTAAACACCCTCGTGCTTGGAACTGAATATGACGACTCGCAAGTTTAAACTTCTTTTTTCGTTGCTCGGGGTGTTGGTCACCTCGACAGCCTTCCCTCAAACGGCGGCCCGCACCGTCATGGTGCAGAGCAACAACGCCGTCCTACTTTACCCAACCAACTTCTGGAGCGCCAATGCCGCGCAGGCGCGCGTCGCTTTGGGGATAGGAAGTATTGCGAGCAATTCCGCATCGGCATACCAGTCCGCCTCTCCATCTTTGACAAATTTATCGTCAAATAACGGCTCTGCCCTGACCAATTTGATTATTTCCAATGTTGTCGGCCTCCAGTCTGCCCTGGGCGAGAAGTTGGCGACCAATGGCAATGCCGTCCATCTGACAAATTTTCCTCCTTCACTTCTTCGTACCAACGGCTCTGCCGCTGGCCTTACAAATTTTCCAGTGGGGGTTCTTACCACAAATGGCGACGGCGCGGGACTTACAAACATTACGGCCGCAAACATCACAGGAATAGTAGCACTGGCCTCTAATTTGAGTTCTCTTCTTGCAGTCACGAATGGGGGAACTGCTGCTACTAATGCAGCTACAGCAAGAACTAATCTCGGTCTGAGAATGCCCGCGCTCACAAATACCGATACCACAAATTTCCGCAAGGATATCGGCCTTGTGGGCACTGGTGTTAATTCCTCCATTGGCGGGGGTCTCGGCAATACTGCAAGTGGAACAAATTCGGTTGTTAGCGGTGGACATTTTAATGAAGCGAGCGGAGCCGATTCCATGGTTATAGGTGGCACCATCAACCGCGCCACTGGAACAAATTCTTCAGTTATCGGCGGTGGGTTTAACACAGCCAGCGGACGAATTTCCATTAGTGGGGGCGTTAACAGCACGGCAAGCGGGGAATTTTCCACTACACTGAACGGCCTTCAAAACACAGCTTCAGGACAGTATTCTATTGTCGTTGGCGGCGGGTTTAACACAGCCAGTGGGTATATGTCTACTCC